CATCATTGGCAATCACAGTCCTGATGAGAATGACCACCACATGATCAACGATATGGCGCAACGCTATGACTTTGAAGTCATTGACACGCACCTTATCTGTCCTGGCGATCAAGTGGCGCATTACGCCTACCTTTGGGATCAGGCAGATTCCGACTTAGTGCGCTTTGTGTATGACGATGATGTGATTTATCCATCTTCAACGTCCTACTTGGTCGATTTGGCGGACCATCACCGCGACGCCGTGATGTTTTGGCATCAACGCCATTGGATTGACGGTGCCGGGCGTTTTCTTCGCGCACCAGGTTTTATCGATCAAGATGAACTGATGAAGTCATCACGCGAGAACATTCTGCGTTTGATGGCGATGCACAAGAACTTTATTGGTGAGCCTTCGTTTGTCATGATGGACCGATCCAAATGCGCATTCACCATGACCTACGCGCCACTTGGCGAGTTGGCACCGAGGCATTATTTGGGTGACGTGACTTCGTATCTGGAAGCCACGCGCCACGGGCCGGCGGTAGGTGGTGGGGCGCACCTGGGGGCGTTTCGTTTGCACGCGAACCAAGACTCCAATAAAGACAACCCGCGCCACACATTAGGGATTGTGGATTGGGAAATGTTCATGCGCTACGAATACCTTGGCGGAAACATTAACCGAGTCACGGCTGAAGACTGGGGGCGTACGGTTTTGCAGACTTACTGGGCTGAGATGGAGTGCAGGCCGCAGTTGCGTTTATTTCACTCGCGTTTGTCAGCAGACATGGCGTTTAACAAACTTGCCAGCATGAGCGGGTTTCTTCAGGATTACCACGCGTTGCGCATGAATCTTGCACATTGATGCGCGAATGTGCTAGTGTCTGCCCCCAAATAGGGGTAGTGCCATGAAAGCCAAGCCAGTGTGGGATAAAGCGCGTCCGAAGTCGTTGGGCAAAAGCGAACCGTTATCCAAGAAGGAAAAAGCCAGTGCTAAGGCCATGGCGAAATCCGCTGGAAGACCCTACCCAAACCTCGTTGACAATATGCGTGCTGCAAGGTCCAAGAAATGAGCAAGCAAGTACGCGATTCAGCCGGGCATTTGTGGCCTGAGATTGTCGGAAGGCTTGGTGCAAACACCAACATCACCACATCCGATGTAAGCCAGCAATCGCACGCCGCTGGCACTGGTGTGACGCTGATGCGGATTGCCAACGGATCAAATGCCGGTTATCACTGTCATTTTGAGGTAGGAAGCAATCCAACGGCATCCGAGTTATCACCGATCATTCCTGCTAATACGGTGGTTTATATTACCGTTTCGGCTGGCGATAAAGTGGCTGTCGTTGCAGAGCAAAACCACACTATGCGTGTTTCTATGACGGACATACTGCCATCATGATGAAAAAGACCAAAGCCGAGAAGAAAATCTCCAAAGTTATGCGCGAGTACAAGGCGGGCAAGTTGCATTCCGGTAGCAAGAAAGGGCCGGAAGTGACAAACCCTAAGCAGGCCATAGCCATTGCGCTGTCTGAAGCCGGTAAAGCGAAGAAAAAGTGATGGAATGCCCTATTGAAACCAAAGACCCGGTTGCGAACTTAAAGCATCGCAATTGGGCGTTTGCCAATGTAGGTTACGGTCCTGCCAACCCTGAATTGCCTAACCGTGAATTTTGGGACGCCAAAGCCGAAACGTGGAACACGGACTTAGCGCAAGCTAAGTCGATGCGTTGCGGTAACTGCGCAGCCTTCATCCAAACGCCTGAAATGATTGAGTGCATTACAGGTGGTATGGAGGGTGGAAGCGAAGAGGGTGAAGAGGAAAGCGGCGAATCATACGAAGAAGGCGAAATCGAAGACAACGAAGACTTAGAGATGGCGGTGCAAGATGCCGCCGATCTTGGTTACTGCGAACTATTTCACTTTAAATGTGCAGCGGCACGCACATGCGACGCCTGGTTGGTTGGTGGACCTATTACATCAATGGCGAACTCACGCCGCCAGCGCGAAGCCGTTGAGTTTCAGCGCGTTAACTTTATGCGTGAGGAAGATTGATGAAAACGCCAGCGTGGCAGCGTAAAGAAGGCCAAAGTCCAAGTGGTGGATTGAACGCCAAAGGCCGCGCATCGTACAAAGCAGAAACGGGCGGCACGTTAAAAGCGCCTGTGAAGTCTGGAGATAACCCAAGACGCGCCAGCTTTCTTGCGAGAATGGGCAACATGCCCGGTCCAGAATACAAAAATGGCGAACCAACGAGACTTTTGTTAAGCCTAAAGGCTTGGGGTGCATCAAGCAAAGCCGATGCACGAGCAAAAGCCAAAGCCATTAGCGCAAGAAATAAGGGTAAGTAAATGGACGTTGAAATGAACCTTGCTACCGGCGTCAAGTCCGGCGAACCTATGGACGAGACTGAAGTTCAAGCCATTGTTGCGGCTGAACTCGTTGACGCTACCAATTTCATTGACTTAGAAATTGGCAATCTTCGCGCCCGCGCCACGGAATACTATTTTGGCGATCCATTTGGCGATGAAGAAGAGGGGCGCAGCCAGGTTGTATCAATGGATGTGCGCGACACAGTGCAGGCCATTTTGCCAAGCCTTATGCGCATTTTCTTCTCATCCGAAAACGTTGTTCAGTATGTACCGCGCAGCATGGAAGATGCGCCGATGGCAGAGCAAGCCACAGATTATGTGCGCTATATCCTGAACGAAGACAACAATGGCTTTGTGCTGTTTCACTCCATCTTCAAAGATGCCTTGGTACGCAAGACAGGTGTTTGCAAGTGGTGGGTTGATGAGCACATTGAAATTAAGAATGAAAACTACACGGGCCTTGATGACGCGCAACTATCGTTGATTCTTGGTCAGGAAGGCGTTGAGATGGTTGACTTAATGTCTGCCGAAGACCCTTCAGCACCGCCGCCCGTAATTGATCCATTAAGCGGCCAGCAATTGACGCCAACCGTGATGATTCACGACGTAACCGTGAGCCGCAAAGTCATCACCAAGCGTTTCCGCGTCGAAAGCCTTGCACCTGAAGAATTTATCGTTGACCGTAGAGCGCGAACGCTCGAAGACGCAGACATTGTGGCGCATAGGAAACTTGCCACCGTGTCTGAACTTGTTGCCATGGGCTATGACCAAGAGTTGGTTGAGTCCAATACGGGCGAGGACGAACTCGACACAAACATTGAGCGCATTGCGCGTAATCCAGCACAAATGATGTTTGGCGAGTCCGCCAACAATCCTGCGCAACGCCGTGTGCTTTATACAGAATCTTATATAAGGCTTGATCAGGACGGTGATGGTGTGGCGGAACTACGCAAGATTTGCACCATGGGTCCGTCCTACAAGATTGTTGCCAACGATCCGGCGGATGATGTGCCTTTTGCTTATTTCTGTCCTGATCCTGAGCCTCATACACTTTTTGGTATGTCCACGGCTGATGTAACCATGGACATTCAGCGCATCAAGTCAGTTATTTTGCGCAATATGCTTGATTCATTGGCGCAATCCATTCATCCGCGCACAGGCGTGGTTGAAGGCCAGGTTAACCTTGACGACGTACTGAATAACGAGAATGGCGCCATTATTAGAATGCGTGCGCCGGGTATGGTGCAGCCGTTCACCACACCATTCGTTGGCGGTCAGGCATTCCCGATGATGGAATACATGGACCAGGTGAAAGAGGCACGCACTGGCATGTCCAAAGCCTCCATGGGTCTTAACGCTGATGCGCTGCAATCCACGACTAAGTTGGCGGTACAAGCCACTGTTCAAGCCGCGCAACAACACATTGAATTGATCGCTCGTGTATTTTCTGAAATCGGCATGAAGCGTTTGTTTAAGGGTTTATTGCGCTTGATTACGCAGCATCAAGACAAGCCACGCGTCATTCGTTTGCGCAATCAGTGGGTGCAAGTTGATCCACGCGGCTGGGATGCCTCGATGGACGTAAGCGTGAACGTTGGCCTTGGTACGGGCGGCATTGATGAAAAGATTCAATTCTTGCAAGCCATTGCCGGCAAGCAAGAACAGTTGCTCCAAACACTTGGGCCAAACAATCCCTTAGTCACCATGGGTCAGTACGCAAACACGCTCACCAAGTTAGTTGAGATGGCGGGATACAAAGACTCGTCGCAGTTCTTTAATCAACTGCCTATGGACTTTTCACCGCCACAACAACCACCGCAACCCGATCCAACGCAAGCCTTGGCGCAAGTGCAGATTCAATCGATTCAGGCCGACATTCAAAAGAAAGCCGCCGAACTTGCCCTTGAGCGCGAGAAGATGATCCGCGCTGATGACCGTGAGCGTGATCGTATAGCGCAAGATGGCATCCTGAAACGCCAGGAAATGGAGTTAAAGTATCAAGTCAACTTGGCGGCAACACAGGCAGAGATTGACGCCAAAGTGGCAATGGATCGTGAACGGATGCAAATGCAAGCCATCAACCAAGCCCAACAAGCCGTGACAGCGGCGCAACCCATGCAATGACAAACGACGAAAAAATACGACGCGCACAGGAAGCCGAACGAATTATCAACTCCACGCTTTATCAGGAAGCGTGGCAGCGGATTAGAGAATCATTGTTTGAAGAGTGGACGCACTCGGAAGATGCCAAACATCGAGAGGCAATCTTTCATGACTTCAAGTCTATGGAACGTCTTCAAACCTACTTTGGAAGCGTGATTACTAGCGGTACGTTGACCCGTATGGCGGCTGATCGCCAACGGAAACTGACCAAAACTTGATGGAGCGCAATAAATGAGTGAGAATTTAGCAACCGTTGAAAGCGAAAGCACAGCGGGGATGACGGTGGCGGAAGCCGCCAAAGCCTTTGAGTCGATGTTTGCCGAACCCGGAGAACAAACAGAAACCAAGGCGCAAACGGATGAAGCGCAAGCCGAATCCGATGATGTTGGCGATGTAGAGACAGACGCGGAAGAGCAAGGCGAAGGGTCCGAAGACGTTGAAGCATCGAGCGAGTCAGACGAAGACGCTCAAGAGTCAGAGCAATCCAGCGAGCCACCAAAGTTCACCGTCAAGATTGATGGCAAAGAACAAGAGGTTGAACTCAATGAGTTGATCAACGGCTACCAGCGAACGGCTGACTACACACGCAAAACGCAAGCATTGGCTGAACAGCGCAAGGCCGCTGAAGCCGAGCTGAACGCGGTGCGTGAAGAGCGGCAAACTTACGCTCAATTGCTTACGGCTTTGCAACAGCAAATCCAACAGCAGCAGGAAAACCCGATTGATATGGAGAGTCTATACAGGGACGATCCAATCGAATGGGTGCGGCAAACCGAGTTGCAACGTCAGCGCAACGAGAAATTGGCAGCATCACAAGCCGAACTCCAACGCTTGAATCAGTTGCAGCAGGCCGAAGTGCAACGATCAATGAAAGCCAGGCTTGAGCAAGAAGCACAACTTCTTGTGGAGGCCATACCTGAATGGAAGAACGCTGATACGGCCAAATCCGAAAAGGCGGCTTTGATTGAATTTGGTTTGAAGGAAGGCTTTCAGGAAGATGATTTGAAGGGCGTGGCTGATCACCGCGTTGTCAAGTTACTTCGTAAAGCAATGCTATACGACAGGATTACGGCGAAACAGGCAACGATTAAGCCTAAGCCGCCAACCGTACAGCAGTCCAAAGTCATTGCACCTGGTAACCCTAAGTCCGCCAAAGTTTCCACGAGTGAAGTAGTCCGAGCCAAACAGCGCCTTGCAAAAACCGGCAACGTCCGTGACGCTGCCAAACTGTTTGAACATCTTATTTAAAGGAAACCCAAATGACTATCGCATCAAACACCTTCCTCACTTACTCTGCAAAGGGTATTCGTGAGGATTTGAGCAATCAGATTTACAACATCAGCCCTGAAACCACACCGTTCATGAACAACATTGGACGCGGTACGGCTAGCAACACGCTGTTCCAGTGGCAGACAGACACGTTGGCGGACAACACCACCGCAAACGCGCAACTGCAAGGTGATGACATTTCGACGTATGACGCTGTAACGCCAACCGTTCAACTGACCAATTACACACAGATTAGCCGTAAGACTGTGGTGATCTCTGGTACTGTTGAAGCTGTCAATAAAGCAGGCCGCAAGTCAGAATTGGCCTACCAGTTGGCAAAGCGTGCGGCTGAACTGAAGCGCGATATGGAAACCATCATGCTGGCTAACCAGGCAGCATCCGCTGGTGACTCGACAACGGCTCAGAAAACCGGATCGTTGCTCGCGTTCATCAAGACCAACACCGACAAGGGTACGAACGGTGCTGACCCCTCTTACACCACGCTACCCAACGATGATCGCAGCGATGGCGTAACCCGCGCATTCACTGAAACCATTCTCAAGAATGTGCTTCAAAAAGTGTGGGAACAAGGCGGCGATCCTTCGATTGTGATGGTTGGTGCCAAGAACAAGCAAGTTGTTTCTGGCTTCAACGGTATCGCAACGCGCTATCGTGATGTGCCTGCTGGTAAGCAAGCGCAAATCATTGGTGCGGCTGATGTATATGTCGGAGACTTCGGCCAAGTGAACATTGTGCCTAATAGGTTCCAACGTGATCGTGACGCGTTTGTACTGTCACCTGACTACGCCGGTGTGCATTTCCTTCGTCCGTTCCAGCAAGTTGAGCTTGCAACGACTGGCGATGCTGAAAAGCGCTTGCTCCTCGCAGAATATGGCCTTGCCATCTACAACGAGAAAGCACACGGTTTGGCGGCTGACCTTTCGACCTAACCAGCAACAAGGAACGGGGGCGGAAACGCTCCCGTTTTCACATGGAATCAAAACTTTTCGAGCATGATCCACTTCTTGGCCTAACGCGCATTTGGCATTACGACGAGGCCACAGACACAGCGGTGATTGAAACGATTCAAGACGCAACACCTATCGTTGAAACCAATAAGGCAGAGTTCGCATCGATTGACGAGCGCGCCAGGTGGAACGGTGAAGGTCTTGGCGTACAGGTTGCATCCATCCCCATGAACATTTACATGGACTTGGTGAGCAAGGGCATCACGCGCACAGAAAAAGATTTCAAGAAGTGGCTCAATGATCCCGATAACCGATTTTTCAGGACTCGACCAGGAAGGGTGTAATGGATAAGAAACGAATTATTAGTGTGTGTGTCCCTGCGAGGGACGAAGTGCATTCAGACTTTGCGTTCGACCTTGTAAACGCTGTGGCGTTTCATGTGGCGAACCATCCAAATGACGCAGTAAACGTCAACATTTCCAAGGGGACGTTGCTTGTAAGCCAGCGTTCAGAATTGGTCATGACCGCCATGGAAAACAACGCTGACGTGGTGCTGTTTATCGATAGCGATATGCGTTTTCCGCAAGATACGATTAAGCAGTTGCTTGACCGCGACTTACTCGTTGTTGCTGCCAACTGCCCGCGCAGGCGGATGCCAGTGGGGCCGACGGCGGCGAACTATGATCCAGAAACCCAACGCAAGGTGCCTGTCTATACCGGCGAGCATGACACGGGCGTTGAACAAGTGGACGCTGTGGGCACTGGCGTGATGATGGTTGATACAAACGTGTTTCGCGCCATTGAGATGCCGTGGTTCGCTACGCCATGGGATGTGGCGGCTAAGGGTTACATGGGCGAAGACATATACTTTTGCAAGTTATTGCGCGACAATCAGATTCCGTTGTATATTGATCATGACCTGTCCAAACACATTGGACACATTGGAACCTGGGAATACAAGCATCAGCACACCTGGGCAATCCGTCCTCAAGAGGATGCTTACCGAGCATCAATCGGTCTTAAAACCGAACTTCGCAAAAAGGACGCTGCCTGATCATGGCGCTTGGCACTTACGCACAACTTAAAACGTCGATTGCTGACTGGTTGAATCGGTCCGATTTGACGTCTGCCATTGCCGACTTCATCACGTTGGCGGAAGCCGAATTCAATCGAACTGTACGCGTTCGACAAATGATTGTGCGTGCTAACGCCACACTCGATAGCGAATACACGCAACTGCCATCCGATTTCCTGCAAATGGAAAATCTTGTGTTGCTCACGACAACGCCAACCAAATTGGAGTTTTTGAGCGATGAACAAAGCGATGACTTTTATACGCGTTACTTTTCGGCGGCTGGCACGCCGCGCTACTACACAATTATTGGCGATACGTTCAAGGTTGTCCCATCTCCAGGAACGGATACGACGCAAGTTCAAATGACGTACTACGGCAAGATTGCCGCGTTGTCTGATAACAACACAACAAACTGGTTGCTCACAAAGCATCCTGACTTGTACTTGTATGGCGCACTGCTTCAATCGGCACCGTACCTTCAAGATGATTCGCGCATTCCCGTTTGGAATGCCGCTTATGAGCGTGGCATTGAAGCCATGAAACTAGAGCAAGAACGTGCCAATTACAGCGGCACAACGCCACGCGTTCGCGCTAAACCAATGGGGTAATCCATGGCTAATTCATTCAGTGACTATCTTGAAAACAAAGTATTGGCTCATGTGTTTGGCGGATCAGCCTACACGGCGCCAGCAACAATTTACGTTGGCCTTTTTACCGCTGATCCTGGCGAGTCAGGTTCAAGCAACGAAGTATCAGGTAACGGTTATCTGCGTCGATCCATGGCGTTTACGGTAACGAATGACGCTGCCACTAATACATCAGCCGTTGAATTTCCCACCGCCACAGGATCGTGGGGAACGGTTACGCATACGGCGTTATATGACGCATCAACATCAGGCAATATGCTAGCCGTTGGTCAGCTTACGGCATCTAAATCCGTTGGAACGGGTGATGTGTTTCGTTTCAACGCTGGCGATTTTGATATTACGTTGGCGTAATGATTGGTTACGGTGCTAATGACTATGGGCGTGCAAACTATGGCGTACAGAGTTACGTTGAAGGCGCCGTTGTCATTAGTGCTGCGTCAAGCGTATCGCCAACAGGATCGGTGCAGCGCAATGGCGAAACAATCATTGACGCCGTGTCAACCGTATCCACTTCCGCTGGCGTCATTCGCGGCGGTGCTGTACTTATTGAAGGCGTATCAACGGTCGCTGCAAGCGGTGCACGCATTGCGGCGGGATCGGTTGCTGTGGCGGGTCAATCAACCGTTACAGCGGCAGGCACCATCGTTATGGTGGCATCCGTATCGATTGATGCCGTTTCAACGGTTGCTGCATCAGGCGGTGCAACCATTTCGGCGTCTGTGTCTATCGGCGCCACGAGCGCTGTAAGCGCAGCGGGCGCATTGAAGTGGTCACCGATACCAGACCCAAGCGACACATGGACGCCACAAATGGTTACCAGCGAATCATGGACCACGCAAACAGTTTCAGGAACAACTTGGACACCTCAAGTGTCACCTTATCGAGAGGCGGCTTAAATGGCTGATACCACGACAACCAACCTTAGTTTGACTAAACCCGAAGTTGGTGCATCCACCGACACATGGGGCAACAAACTCAACACGAACCTTGACACGATTGATGCAATCTTTGCATCAAACGGCACAAGCGTTTCCATGAACGTGGGCAGCGGAAAGACGCTTACGCTTGGCGGAAACCTAACGGGATCGGGGACGATCAATAGCGTCACCATTGGTCAGTCATTGGCGGCTGCGGGTTCGTTTACAACCTTAAGCGCATCCAGCAACGTTACGTTTAGCGGTGCTGTTGTCTTGTCATCCACGCTAACGGCTAATGGCAACACAACCCTTGGTGACGCAACTACAGACACGATTACGTTGACTGGCGCCACAAGATTTTACGCAGGAACGGATGCACTTCCAGGCATCACGCCGGCTAGCGATACCAATACAGGATTTTGGTCTCCGGCTGCGGATACGCTTGCTTGGAGCACAGGTGGTACTGAACGCCTCCGCCTCGACTCCTCCGGCAACCTCGGCCTTGGAGGAGCCGCCGCAACGGGATGCACATTAGATGTACAAGGCACAAGCGCACTCAAAATGCCTGTAGGCACAACCGCGCAACGTCCAACGGGCGTAACGGGTATGCAACGCTTTAACACGACTACAGGGTTTGTGGAGTATTACAACGGTGGTTCATGGGTGTCGCCTGCTTATAACGGCACGACTAAGGCTATTTTTGGTTATGGGCTTACGTCAGTTGTTGTTTCCATGACTAATTTAGTTTCTAACGTCGGTGTTGTGGCAACTGATGTTACAGGTGTCGGAACAGCAAGATATGGTTTAGCCGCTGCTAGCTATGGTGGTGATAAGGCCATTTTTGGTTATGGGTTTACAACAAGTGTTGTTTCCATGACTAATTTAGTTTCTAACGCAGGGGTTGTAGCTACAGACACAACCGGAGTAGGCACGGCGAGGTCTGATCTTGCTGCTACTAGTTATGGCGGTGACAAAGCTATTTTTGGTTATGGATATACGACAGGTGTTGTTTCCATGACTAATTTGGTTTCTAACGCAGGGGTTGTAGCAACGGATACAACCGGTGTAGGAACGGCGAGGTCTAGTTGCGCCGCTACTAGTTATGGTGGTGACAAAGCTATTTTTGGTTATGGATATACGACAGGTGCTGTTTCCATGACTAATTTAGTTTCTAACGTCGGTGTTGTGGCAACTGATACAACCGGTGTAGGAACGGCGAGATATGTTTTAGCCGCTACTAGTTATGGCGGTGACAAAGCTATTTTTGGTTATGGGTCTACGGGTTCTAATGTCTCTATGACCAATTTGGTTTCTAACGCAGGGGTTGTAGCAACGGATACAACCGGCGTAGGAACAGCGAGATATGGTTTAGCTGCCGCCGGTTATGGAACTGATAAAGCTATTTTTGGTTATGGGTATACGAGTTCTGCTACCGCTGTAACTAACCTAGTTTCAAATACAGGCGTTGTTTCCTCTGACGTTACTGGCATTGGAACGGCAAGAAGGTATCTCGCCGCAGCGGGGTATGCAAGCTAATGGCCTCTCCACTTAATACTGAATTCAACTACCGATACCAAGTTATCGGTAACACGCCTTGGGAAAAACTCAAGACGTTGAAAGGCTTTCTTGAGGGGCGTAAACGTGCGGCTGCGCTTGAACGCGTGGCGGCTTTGAAATATCAGGCCAAGTTAGCTGAACTTAATCACTTAAAAGAAATCAACGCACTTCAGCATTTAATCCTGAACCTTGAAGCAGAAATCGTTGAGCTTGAGTCGGTGCAGGAAGATCAGGCCCATGCGTTTGAGTTGAATCGCCAAGAGATTAAGATTCTTGAAAAACTCATTGCCGAGTTGTATGTGGAGTGTGAACAGACCCGCATTCCTGGTTACACAGACGATCAGATGTTTGAAGCGAACGCTGCCAACGAATTCACGGTCATGATCGCAAGGGAGATTCAATCAGAGATCATTGCTAACGGCAGGCCATCACCAGCTAAATTACTGAACGCCATGAGCAACCCGCACACGCTAGAGGCACTCAAAAGCATTGGTCTTGTGCCAAAGGAAACCATTCTTATCGGAGCTAAAGATGTCCCTTTACAGCTTACAAGCCAGTAATTGGCAAGCCTTGTTTGGCACACGCGACGAGCCAACGCCTAAAGATGATGTAACCATCATTGCTCAAAAGCCTGATTGCTCGGCGTGGCTAGTGCTATCTAATACGGCATACCCAGAGCTTGAACCTTTTACATCATATGAAGGCTATGACTTTACTTATTGCCAGCAGTGGGGCTTGACGATTAACGATGATGTGGTGGCAAGAACGATTGCCGATCTGCGAAAGAACGCTTACCCGCCTATGGCTGATTACAACGATGCCGTGGTCAAGAACGATCAAGCAGCAATTCAAGCGTATATAGATGCTTGCTTGGCGGTCAAAGCAAAGTATCCGAAAGTGTTTAAGTAAGTTATGAACTTAAAGGTGATGTATGACTTCAGCCGACTCCGAAGCCTTAAAACGCATTGAAGTTCACGAAGCAGTGTGCGACGAACGCTATTCACAGATCAACGCCAGACTCAAAAGATTGGAGATGATCCTTATGACCACGGCGGGCACCATCATCATTTTGCTTTTGAATTTAGCGCTGAAGTTGAAATAAGCATCCAACAGGCTATCCGCCAATATGGAAGCAATCACCGACGCAATCGGCAAGCTGTGGTACTTAGGTGCAGCAGTGGTTGCCATTGCGGCTTATGCGGTAACGATCAAAGTGCGCCTTGATTATCTTGAAAAGAATTACGACAAACAAATCACAGCACTATGGGAAAAGGTGAACGAGTTGAACGAAAAGTGCCAAGGATCAGCCTAGCATGATGACGCTCTTATCAACGCTCTTGTCATTCTTAGCCGGTGGCGTGCCTAAGTTGCTTGACCTTTGGCAGGATTCCAAGGACAAGGCGCATGAGCTGGAACTTGCCCGTATGCAAAATGAACGTGAGCGAGAGTTAGCCGCCATGGGATTGCTTGCGCAGCAACGCATTGAAGAGATTCACACCGAACAAGTGGCGATGCAAACGCAAGCCGAAGAGATGAAAGCACTCTACGCTCATGACATTGCGATTGGCGAAGGAACAAGCCAGTGGGTCAAGAACGCCAGAGCGTTAGTGCGTCCAGTGTTGACCTATGGCATGTTCATGCTGTTGGTATTCGTTGAGATTGGCGGATTCTGGTACGCGTGGACAACGAATGTGCCATTCGATTTGATGCTTGACCAATTGTGGGATGACGATACGCAGCAGATTTGGGCCGCGATTGTGGCCTTTCACTTTGGGTCACGAGCCTTTGCAAAATGATCAGTCCGCTTGCCCTCCAAATGATCAAGCATCACGAAGGTGTGCGTGCGCGGCCTTATCGTTGTCCGGCGTTGCTTTGGACCGTGGGTGTTGGCCATGTCATTGACCCATCGCATATCAACATCAAAGTTGAAGAGCGTAAAACCTTACCCATCCCGCCGGGTTGGGATCGCACGTTATCGATGGCGGAAATTGACGACATACTTACAAAGGACTTACAACGCTTTGAGGCTGGCGTATCACGACTATGTCCTGCTGGTCTTACTCAGCCTCGCCTTGATGCACTCGTCAGCTTTTCGTTCAATGTGGGGCTAGGAAACCTTCAACGCAGCACATTGAGGATGCGCCATAATCGTGGCGACTATACGGGCGCAGCAGTTGCGTTTAAGATGTGGACTAAAGCGGCAGGGAAAGAGTTGCCGGGCCTGGTCAAACGCCGCCGCGATGAAATGGCCCTTTACATGAGCAACTGACATGCCACTCGTCCCTATCAAACTTCCTCCAGGCGTTTACCGAAACGGCACCGAGTATCAAGCGGCGGGTCGATGGTATGACGCCAATCTTGTTAGATGGTTTGAGGGAACGCTTCGCCCGATGGGCGGTTGGCTTCAGTGGTCAAGCGCAACCGTCAGTGGCGTTCCTCGTGGCATGTTTGCTTGGCGGGATAACTCAACGAATGTTTGGCTTGCCGTTGGATCGGCATCAAAACTTTACGCTTATCAAGGTGACGGTGACCAGGCCGACATTACGCCAACAAGTTTCAGCGCAGGGCGCACCGACGCAACGGGCGGAACGGGTTATGGTAACGGTGACTATGGCGAACAAGCCTGGGGTACAGCACGCTTAAACCTTGCAGCAACAGGTATCTTGCCCGCCACAACATGGTCGATGGACAATTGGGGTCAGTATCTTGTGGCGTGCTCGGATTACGATGGCAAGTTGTATGAGTGGCAACTTGATTTTGTAACGCCAACCAAAGCCGTTGCCATCACAAACGCACCAACGGGTTGCAAAGGTTTGATTGTCTCTGAAGAGCGTTTTCTTTTCGCCCTTGGCGCTGGCGGCGATCCGCGAAAAGTGCAATGGTCTGACCAGGAAGATAATACGGTTTGGACGCCAGCCGCCAACAATCAAGCGGGTGACTTTACGCTTTCAACGCCTGGCTCCATCATTTGCGCCCGCCGCGTGCGCGGTGGCGTCTTGATCCTTACTGATGTTGATGCTCACTTTGCACAGTATCAAGGGCCGCCATATGTGTACGGGTTTGAGCGCGTTGGAACGGGTTGCGGTGCCGTGAGCGCAATCGGCATCGCGGCGGCAGATACCTTTGCCGCTTGGATGGGTCAATCAGGCTTTTGGATTTTTGATGGTTACACCAAACCATTGCCAAGCGATGTATCTGACTATGTGTTTAACAACATCAATCGCGGCCAAATCTCCAAAGTTGCTGCGGTACACAATAGCAAATTCTCTGAAATCTGGTGGTTTTATCCATCATCCGCCAATACCGAAAATGATTCTTACGTCATTTGGAATTACCGCGAAAACCATTGGACGATTGGCTCGCTTGTTCGTACGTCGGGAACGGGCCAAGGTGTGTTTAGCGTTCCATTGATGGCGGCATCCGATGGAAAGATTTACCAACACGAAACCGGCTGGACGTACACCGGATCGACCACACCTTACGCCGAAAGCGGTCCTTATCAGATTGGTATGGGTGACAATTTGCTTGTGGCGGATGAATTGATTCCCGATGAGTCAACGCTTGGCGATGTAACGGCTACGTTCAAAACGCGACTCTATCCAACGGGTAGCGAAACAACGTATGGCCCTTACTCACTTGCCAACCCAACATCGATTCGCTTACAAGGCAGGCAGTTAAAGGTTCGCGTAACGAGCAACAACAATACGGATTGGCGGGTAGGCATCTTTCGTTTTAACGCCAAAGCGGGTAGCAGGCGATGAAACTGCCGCGCCCGACGCCCGATTACGATCAAGTGGCCGAGTTGACGCTGCGTCGTGCGCTCGAGCTGGCTGACGCGCTGAACCGTAAGAAGAACGCTGACATTGAACTTGGGCAAGATGAAAAACTTGTCATTCGTTCGCCCAATGGAACGCGTTACTACCTAACCGTTTCCAATGTTGGCGCGTTGAGCGCCACAACGATGTGAGGGAATTATGATTACCTTAGCGCAAGCCAGTGAAGTTTTCCAAAGCGTATTTGGCAGGCCGCCAAATGCTAGTGAAGTATCTAACTTCCAACTTGCTTTGGCGGCTAACAATCCTGCGCTTGTTTCGCAGAGTGCTTTAGAAAATTACCTAAAAAGCACACCAGATTATCAAATCTATGCGGCGACATTGCCAGTCGCAACACCGGCTCCAACTACCACGCCGGCGCCAACCACTACACCTGCTCCAACCACTACGCCTGCTCCAACGTCAAGCCCATCAACCGGATTGCTTGATGCTGCAAAACCTATTTCTATCTCGCAGGCGGCGGAAGTTTTTTATGGCCTTTTCGGTAGACAACCAAGTCAAAACGAGTTGTCAAACTTTAACGCCGCTATTGCGGCAAACAATCCTGTTCTGTCAAGCGAAACATCGTTTTACAACTATTTGCGAAACACGCCGGAATACCAGACTTATGTAAATTCGCTTTTGTCGATGCAAAGCCAAGTCCTTGGAAAACCATCGACCGGAACGACAACAACTACAACCGTAGCACCAACTACAACGCCAGCCCCAACAGGGACGCCAGCACCTACGTCTGCACCTGGCGTACCGATCAATGACGTGCAAGCATCAGCCGTTTTTCAAAGCGTGTTTGGGCGCGTGCCAAATGCTACAGAGTTGGCAAACTTTAGAGGTTATCAGCAAGGTACAACACCATTCACGTCAGCAGATGCCTTGACAACTTACCTCATGTCAACGCCTGACTATGCTTTTTATAAAGCTAACCAAGCGTTACCGCCGGAAACTTATGGCAAAGCCGTTGTTCCACAGGCGCAGTTGCAATACGGGTACGGACCAGAGCAAGGGTTGCTCACAAACATCAAAGGCCCAACGGGTCAGCAGATTCAAAATTACATGGATGCTTTTTATGCGGCATCTTATGGTGGTACACCAACGGCTGGATTGCTTGCGCCATACGTTGCCGCCAATCAAGTGACATTGCCCGCATCCTTTTACGCCATGCCGCAAGGAGCGCCAACGGCGCAGCAGTTAGCCGCCACAGGTCAAGGGTTGCTCAATACGGGTACAACATTCAACGATTTACGCGCTGAGGCGCAAAAGTCTAATTTATCGCCACAAGTCACAGGCTCAATCCTTTCCACCTTAAACCAAGGTGCATCATTGCCTTATGTGCAAGGATTGCTATCAGGAACTCTGCCGTTAGTGGCTGGCGAAAACTTATTGGCGTACAAGTGAACGCACACGATTTAAGCCATTGGGATCGATGCCGGCCATTTATTGAAGCGGCATTGTCTTTCACTGGCGGAACACATACCATTGAGGACATAAAGCGAGCCGTTGACGCCAATGAAATGCAGTTTTGGCCTGGTCAACAATCCGCTGTCATCACTGAGATTCAGAGTTACCCACAAGCCAAAGGGATGCACTATTTTCTTGCTGGCGGGGACTTAGAAGAACTCTCGCGTATGCGTCCAATCCTTGAGAGATGGGCGCAATCAATCGGATGCAATCGTGTGACACTTGCCGGAAGACGTGGTTGGCTGCGTACGTTTTTGGCGGACGAAGGTTATGAAGAGAAATGGACTGTCATGTCCAAGGAGTTGAATCATGAGTAAAAGCGGCGGTGGTCAGACAACGCGTGTTGAACTTGACCCGGCATTCAAACAGGCGGCGCTAGAGAACTATGAGTTTTCTAAGCAACTAGCCGCCCAGGAATACACGCCTTATGGCGGCGCAAGAATAGCCGCGCCCACGGCGGCAACGCAACTGGGCTTGCAGCAACTTGCATCTGCCGGGGCTATGGGGCCAGGTACGCAGACCGTTGATTACGCAACGGCGTTGGCACTGCAACCAACAAGCATTGCCGGCAACATTCAGCAATACATCAATCCGTTTCAGCAACAAGTCATTGGAACGGCATTGCAAAATATTGAGAATCAACGAGCGCAACAGCAATTGCAAAACGCCGCAGCCGCCACACGCGCACGCGCCTTTGGCGGATCGCGCCAGGGCGTTGTTGAGGCAATGACCAATCTCAATGCTTTGCAAGCGGCAGGCCAAACGGCTGGCAATTTGGCTTATCAAGGGTTTGGTCAAGCGGCGCAACTTGCACAGCAAGACGTTGCAACGCGCCAGGCGCAGGCTGCGCAACTGGCGGGGTTAGGCGCACAGCAACAAGCAATCCGCCAACAACAAGCGCAACAACTGCTTGGCGTTGGCGCACAAGAACAGGCGCAACAACAAGCGCAACTCGATTTGGCGTATCAAGATTTCTTGCGCCAACAAGCCTACCCGTTGCAACAACTGAACATCAGATCGCAAGGCTTGAGCGGGTTTCCCGCTGAGAATCAACAAATCGCGTCACAGCGTTTATCACCAGGTCAACAGTTTGGTCAGGGCGTCAGCACGTTGGCGTCACTTGCTTATCTTATGTCCGATAAACGCATGAAAGAAAACATTGATCGCATGGATTCGCCATTGTCGCAACTTGGCAAATTGACTGGCTATGACTACAACTACAAGGGCGATGATGAGCGAACGGGCGGCGTAATGGCGCAAGACGTTCGCCGTGTTATGCCTCAAGCCGTGGCAAAAGATGATAGCGGCATGATGGCGGTTAACTACCCACAAATTACCGGCCTATTAGTTGAAGCTGTAAAGGAACTTGATCGCAGGACAAGGGGATAAGCATGGCGTCACTACTAGACTTTTTCACGGGCAGCGGCAGTTTTGGCGGCCAACAATTGCCCAATTCGCCTGAAGCTGCATCACAGGGTTACGCGCCAAACATCTTTGATCGCTTTGGCACTGGACTTGATCGCTTGCAACAGTACCCTGGCTTGCCCGCCATGCCGATGGATGAGGAAGAGCGGCGCAGACAGCGCTTGCTAACGCTTGCGCAATTAGGCTCAACGGTTGCTCGTGGCGGAACACTGGCTGAAGGCTTGCAAGGTGTGCAGCAACAAGGGTTGCAGCGGTTAAGTACAACCATGCAAATCACTGACGCGTTGCGTAAGCAGCAAGAACTACAAGCCGCTCGCCAAGCACTTCAAAATATTCCTGGCCTAACTGATACGCAAAAGGCTTTAGTGCAAGCGTTGCCGCCAAAGGAAGCGGCAGAACTTATTAGCAAGCAAACCGAACAAGAGTATGGGCAGACGCCACAGCAAGTTGTAGTTGGTGGCGTTCCTGCGCTTGCTGTTTTTTCTAAAAAAGGCGATATGAAAGTGTTGAACGCAACACCGCCGCCAAATACAACAACAATTGATGCCGGTAATGAATTCTTAATTCGTGATTCAATTACAGGGGCTATTGTTCAGCGCATTCCTAAGAGTATGACCCCTGGAGAGCAAGCAAGGCTTGGCGTTGATTTGCAACGTGTTGGATTAGAACGACAACGCGTTGATATTGATCAGAGAAGGCTTGGTTTGGAAGGTTTACGCGTTGGCATGGACCGTGAGCGTTTGGCGATTGCTCAGCAAGAGGCTGCGCGTGCAGGATTTGAACTCAAAGAAACCGATGCAGGGTTTCAGTTGATTCCTCGTACACCAGGCGCGGCAGCGGTGCCTATTACCTCAGCAACGGGTGAGCCTGTTAAGGGTATATCAGGAACTAAAGCAACGGAAGGCCAACTCAATGCCGCTGGTTATGCAAGCCGTATGATTGAGGCTGAAAAAATTATTGATACAGCGCCGCCACAAGCGCAACGCGTTGGGCCATTAGCCGCAACAGTTGGTGCATTGCCTTTGGTTGGTGGCGTTGGTGAACGATTGATGATGACGCCAGAGCAGCAACAGGTGCGCCAAGCGCAAGAAGATTGGGTGCGATCAAAGTTGCGTAAAGAATCCGGTGCTGTCATTGGCGATGAAGAAATGTCGCGTGAAATCAAAACTTATTTCCCGCAGATTGGCGATTCGCCGCCAGTGATTGCGCAAAAAGCACGCGCAAGGCAGATCGCCATTAACGCCATGCAAACATCAGCAGGTCCTGCCATGTCTCAAGTCATGACTGCGCCGCCACCGGCTAAAGTGCCAACACCAGCAGGGCAAAAACGTTACCGATATGAAAATGGACGCCTAGTGGAGTATTGATCATGGCAAAAACGGTTGATATTCCCAACATTGGTAGTGTCGATTTTCCCGACACAATGTCTAATGACGACATTGAGAAAGCCATACGTCAGTTATTGGCGGAACGAACACCAGTGCAGCAAATGTTGCAACAAGCCACGCAGGCGCGTGATGTTTCGTCACTATCACCTGGCGGAACGGGAAGGCAACTAGGGCTTACAGCGCGAGCTGCAATTACGGGTGCTGCCGCTCCAATCACTATGATTGCCGACCCTTTAACGGCACTTATGAATATGGCGGCAGGAAGAACTGTTGCAGCACCGCCATCGCAAACTATCCAAAACCTACTGACTTCAGCAGGATTGCCACAAGCAGAGACACAGCAAGAACGTATTTCTCAAGATGTTGCGCAAGCGCTTTCTGGCACAGGCGCAACTGCCGGAGCTGCAAGGCTTGCATCGCAAGCGGTAACGTCGCCCGTTTCACGCGAAGTATTACGCATTCTTGGAACCGATCCGCGAGCGCAAGCTATCGCAGCCGGCACAGGCGCAACTGCCGCAAGCATGGCGCGTGAAGAAGGTTTGGGTCCATTAGCGCAATTAGGTTTAGGCATGATCGGATCGATGGCGCCAGGTGCGACACCAGTGGTTGGTCAAAACGTTGCGCAGCGTGCCCGTCAATTTGTTTCGCCATTTACGCAAGAAGGGCGTGAAGTGATTGCTGGTCAAGTACTGCAAAGGTCCGCAACAAACCCTGAAATTGCTCGTGCAAATTTACTCAAAGCGCAGGAAATTGTGCCTGGTTCGCGCCCTATGACTGCCGAAGCGTCAATGGACCCCGGGTTATTGGCGTTGCAAAACCCATTGGCAAAAACGCTTGATACACAAAATCTAATTGGTCAACGTATTTCGGAAAGCAATGCCGCAAGAATGCGTTTGCTTGAACGGTTATCTGGCGGAACTCCAGAGGCCATTGCCTCCGCAGAGGCGAAACGAACTGCCGTTACAACGCCCATGCGCGAAGCGGCATTTGCCAAATCATTGAACGAATTTGGGCCTGTTGCTACGACGCCAATTACCGCCGCTGTTGATGATGTACTTGCCGGTGCAACGGGCAACCGTCAGCCAGTTGAAAAAGCTATGGCATGGTTACGCGGAAGAATTGAAAGTGCTGGCAATACGCCTGAACGCATCTACAACGTGCGCAAGGATATTAATGATGCTATATCTGGCGCATTGGAAAAAAGTGATCCCGGCTTGCGTTTGGCGGCAAGAGAATTGATTGCTGTTCGCAATGTGCTTGACAATGTGCTTGAATCATCATCGCCCGGATTCAAAAATTATCTTGCACAATACGCCAAAATGAGCAGGCCGATTGATCAAATGCGTATACTTCAAGAGGTTAAAGCCAGCTCAACATTAGCCGCGCCAGACGTAACAACAGGCATGGATATTTTTAGCCAGGCAAAATTGCGTCAACAATTGCGATCACGCGCTGAAGAGTTGGGGCAAACACTTTCTGAATCACAGGCCCGCCAAGTTGATGACCTCATGCGAGACTTGAATCGTTCAGCATCAACAACATCAGCCGTTGCAAAACGACCGGGCAGTGATACGTTTAAGAATTACTCGACCGCCAACCTGATTGGGGCAATATTTTCTGACGCTTTGGCGGATAACACCACGCTTAGAACACTTGCAAGGCCATTAGATTTTCTTTACAAGTTGCCTGATGAGCAGATTTCGCGCTTAATGGTTGAGGCAATGCTTGATCCAAAACTTGCTGCGCAAATGATGCAAAAAGCAAACATCATGAGCATCAAACCTGTAGCCAATCAGTTACGAAAGAAGGCTAAAGAGCTTGGCTTAGCACCTTTCATTTCTGCCGGAATGGAGTAAACTACTCACTAGGACTCCTCCTGTGTCATTCTCCCCCTGAGAGTGTTTGCCGCCTACCGATGGCGGCTTTTTTTTGACCGTTTGTCTGAAATGGTCTAACCATTTCGTAAACATGGTGCATGATTGCAAACCATGAAAATCATTCTCGGAATTGATCCAGGGTTGAGCGGCGCGATTGCAGCCGTTCAAGGTCAGAAACTTGTGAGCGTGTTTGACATGCCTACGGTTGAACGTAAGGTAGGCAAGTCAGTAAAACGCTTTGTCGCGCCACACGAACTCCATACGGAGTTGGCGGCATTCCTTGTTGATTACGAGTGCGAATGCTTTATTGAGCAAGTGTCCGCCATGCCAGGCCAGGGCGTAACGTCGATGTTTAACTTTGGACGCTCGCTCGGTAACGTGGAGGGCGTATTAGCGAGTCTCAAGATTCGCTATCACTTTGTGCCGCCAATGACATGGCAACGCGCTGTGAGATTAACAGGCGGCAAGGAAGGCGCACGCGCCCTGGCGATGCAAATGTTTCCCGAAATGAGTTCAGCGTTTAGCCGTGTCAAGGATAACGGACGGGCGGACGCTGCGCTGATTGCTTTGTATGGTTCGATGCAATAGGAGTCACTATGAAAACACAGGAAGTAGAAAACTTGAAAGAATTGTTGGCGTATACGCGCCAAATCGCAGCCGATTCAGATCGCAAACTAAGAACTGCAAGACAATTCATTGGCGAGCTAACCGACGTTGAACGCCTTGGCGGTCAAGTGACAGACCAGGTTCGCAGCCATGCTTACAACGTTTTGCAAAGGATCATGTGATGCTGATCCAACGCGATGGTGAAACCGTGGTTGTCGTTGATCGACCAAAGATTGGATCAGCCTATGAGCCGCCAAAGCCAAACTATTTGGCGGATGATCAATTGTGGATACAAAGTATCTACACGTTTAAGCGCGTGCCGGCTTACGCCATACGCGACAGGCAGGCTAAGTTGCTTTTGCTTGGTTCGCTTTACTTGGGCGGTGTCTTGATGCTTGGACAGATTGCACGCTACTTGTTGCAGCGATGATGATGCCTTTTGTTAAAAACTTTTCACTTAACGCTTTATGGCGGGCATTGTCTCGCAAACCTGAAAGGGATCGCAATGGAACAAAAAATAACGATTGCTGCAACGGGTACTGTAATCAAGGAAGAGACTGCCCACTCAGAGCATCAGGCGGACGATACGTTTGGTTTCGAGGCGATAGCACCGAAAAAGGGTCGAACGCCAAAAGCTAACGTGGAAGTTGGCGAACTTGAAAAGCGTTTGAACATTGCGCTAGAGAACCTGGCGGATTGTGTTGAAACGCTTAAAGGTTTAGAAAGCTATGGACGCTTTAACGATTCTGTTGTTCGCCGCCGCGCACTTGAGTGCCTAAAGAGGATTGGCGAATGGGCATAAAAATGATCGTGTCAACGATCAAGCCTGATAAGGGATCGTTACACGTTTTGGCGGCAAGTGTTGATGCTTATGCGCCAGAAGTTGACCTTTGCATTGAGAACGGAAAAGGGCCAACGTTTGGTGATGACTACAACAGGGCGATTGAACGTTTCATGGCTAAGGATGACGAGGGTGTGATCATCGCCAACGATGACATTGTGCTTGCGCCTTACTCGTTGCGATTGCTCATGGAAGATGTTGAGGCGTTAAAGAAATTGTGTGGCCCTAAGTTGGGACTCGTTGCAGCGCGATCCGACTATGTGCGCCCTTCGCAAAACATTCGCATACCGCGAGACGATAGGGACCAGTTTGTTGGCATGCGTTGGAAGGGCGAGGGCGCGGTCAAGAAGAACAAAGTGGTATCGCCTTTGTTTGCATGGCTGCCGCGTCTAGCGTATGAGCAAGCACCGTTTCCGCCATTGAATTGGTTTAGCGATGATGTGATGTGCGCTGACCTTGTAGCACTTGGCTTTAGCCATTGGATCTCTCGTAGCTACATACACCACGTTGGATCAATGACGATTGGCGTTGACATGCAATCGAATCTTCAGCAGTCATTGCCGTGGATGAAATCACACAGGCCACACTATTTAGAACAATGGGGGATTGAATGATACCGATAAGGATTGTGGCGTGCACTCGCCATAACAGAAAAGATTTTGCAGGAACACCGCTAGGTGTAACGATTCAGCGCTTTGCGCATCTGTCATTTATTGAGGCGCAACTGTTCACTAACAACACGGCAGGATTGTGCCAACGCTATAACGAAGCGATTGAAGCCGCCAAGAATGATCCGGCGTTGCTCGTGTTTGTGCACGATGACGTTGAGATTGTTGATTGGTACTGGTACATGCGCCTGGGCGCGTCACTCGATGATCATCACCTGGTTGGATTGGCGGGTAACTGTCAACCATCACCAGGTCAAACATCATGGGCGATCACGGACATGGAAGGCACGTTATCGGATCGCCAAGCATGGGCCGGTTGCGTAGCGCGTGGCAACGGCGAGTATTTGATAAGTTGGGATGTGTTTGCATCGCCTAATCGTGAAGTGTCTCTGATTGATGGTTTATTCATGGCGGCTTACTCGAAGACGTTTCATGACAACGATATAAGGTTTGATGAGCAATTCACGTTTCATCATTACGACATGGATATTTGCCGCCAATTCACAAAGAAAGGCTTATCAATTTATGTGTCATCGATTTCCGCCATCCATCACAGTCAAGGCTTGATGGGTCCGACGTGGAAAGAATCAGCGCAGCGTTACTTAGACAAATGGCAAGGCAAATGAACATCAACAACAGCGACAAGAAAGCAGAATTGCATCCCATGCCCGTATACATGTTGGAGGGTATGCCCTATGTGCCGCACTACGTCAAACCCTATCACTGGGTTGCACCTGGAGGCATAACAAGGACAACGACATGGCTTGAAGAGCGGCACGCCAAACAGACCATGCGCCCGTTGTGGATGCGCACTTGGGTGCTTGAGCGTTTCGTTGAAACGACACAAGACTTATAGCATAATCGAGGAGTTCACGAGGATGCTTCATGTTTCGGATCAAGCGGGTTGTGGAAATGTCTCAAACCACCGAGCAAGCCATACGCTTTCTTCAAAAAGAGTGCTTGCCATTGGATACGGTCCTAAGCCCCAAGAACGGTTGGTGGTGGATGGCGTATTGCGACGGTCGGTTAGCAGGGTTTGCCGCCATGCTGCAATCCAGCAAAACACCGCAAGCCGCATACTTAGCCAGGGCCGGAACGCTGGAGGCGTTTCGTGGCCGGGGGCTGCAAAAGAAATTGATTCGAGAGCGTTTAAAGTTCGCCAAGGACTTAGGTTTAACGCAGGCCATTACAGATACGACGGACAATGTGGCGTCTGCCAACGCGTTGATCGCCACAGGCTTCAGGATGTTCGAGCCAGACGATCCTTGGGGCTCGCCCAATACGTTGTATTGGAGGAAGGCTTTTGCCGTACAAAGACCCGAAGACTAGAACCGCCAAGCAAAAGATTTATGCTCGAAAGTATTACGAGCGAAATCGAGAAAAAACAATCAAGGCAAGTGTCGCGTCAAACCGCGTATTGCGTGCAAAGTGGCGAGCATACAAAGCATCACTTCATTGCGAGCGGTGCGGCATACAGCACGAAGCGGTCATTGACTTTCACCACGTTGATCGAACGCCGCCAAAACGAAACATCAATGCGCTTGTCACGGCAGGGTCTTACGGAAAAGCCTTTGAGGAAATCAAAAAATGTATTGCGGTTTGCTCAAACTGCCATCGCATCTTGCATCACGAAGAGCGCAAGTTAAAACGCAAAAAATCAAAACTTAAACACAAGAGGAAAAAGCCATGAACGCACACTCAGAATGGTCACCATCAGCCGCCGAGCGATGGATAGCGTGCCCGGCATCGATCAAACTCTCACGAGGCGTGCCGCCACGCGAAGCAGGAGAGGCTGCAAAGATTGGAACAGCGGTACACGCATTGGCGGAAACGGTGATGCTGACAGGTTCAGCACCGCACACATTTATCGGAAAGGAGTTTGAAGGTGTTGAGATTAGCGAAGAGATGGCGTCTTGGGCCGAGGTCTATACGGACTTTGCGGGCGAATTGGAAAAGCGCATGGAAAGTGCTTGCCTTATCGAAGAGCGTCTTAGGATTCCTAATTACGCTGGCGCTGATGTGTATGGGACTGCCGATCTTATTTGCTTTAATGATACTGATTTGGTTGTTGCAGACCTTAAGACAGGCCGCATTAAGGTTGATGTTGAAGGTCCGCAACTTAAGATTTACGCGCTAGGCGCACTGCAAAAGGCACCGGCAAGCATTAAGAACATTACGCTTGCGATCATTCAGCCAACGCAGGAACCGCAGATCAGTTTGGCGTTTATGACGAAGGCTGAACTTATTGATTGGTCCGCCAATGTGTTGGAGCCGGCACTGCGCGATACGCTGGCACCATTTCCGCCAACCAATGAAGGTGAGCACTGCCGCTGGTGCCCGGCCAGGTCAAAGTGCCCGGCAAAAATTGCCAGAGTTGAAAGTTTTGCCGGTGTCACGCCAAAGCAAATCGATGAAGCTACGGAAGATGAATTGAACGCCATGATGAATGTGGCGGACGATGCGGCGGATACGATTGAAGCGATTAAAGAGCGCATCACGAAAGCATTGGAGGATGGACGCCAACTCAATGATTGGACGCTTATACCGAAACGCGCAACGCGCAAATGGCAAAGCGATGAATTGATGGCGGGACTGTTGAGTGCTCATAAGGGTGCTGTAAAAACAGTACCCATTACGCCTGCGCAGTTAGAAAAGAAATACCCAAACCTTTATCAGGAATTCGCGGATAAGGTCACCGCTGAATCAAGTGGATTAACACTTGGGCGCAAACCCGCGCCAAATTTGACCTCACTTTGAAATAGGAAACTTTGACATGCTAGGACTTACAGGTGGTGGATCAGGACTTCCATATATTCGCTTCTCGCCATCCATGAACATGTGGAGCGACAAGACGGGCCAGGAAATCCAATTAAAAAAAATGTTGTTTGACATTGACAACGTGCAAACGGGTTGGTTGTTGCTCGAAGCCGGTGTGCGTGATTGGCAACCCGATCAAGAGTTAGGCAGGCAAGGCCAAAAGCCAAGCGATGCGCATAAGCGCGGATTCGTGGTGCGTTTTTTCAGCCGCGAAATGGGTTGGGTTGAATGGTCATCGAATGGCGCAGGGCCAAACATGGGGTTGGAAGCGCTCTACACGGCAGCCGCCAAGGATCGCAATGCGAACGCTGGCAAGCTGCCGATCATTGAGTATGTGGGCGCCGAGGCCATGAAGGTTGGCAAAGGCAACACGCGCAAGCCCAAGTGGAACATCACGGGTTGGGCACCGAGGCCAGCGGATGATGCGGGTGCTGCGCCCGTTGCAGCGCCTGAGCCTGTGGCCGTTGCGCCTGCGAAGGGTGAAGAGTTTTAGGTAATCACTTATTCACAAAACCCGGTCTTTTTAGGCCGGGATTTTTTGACTCTCAAGGGGATTACATGGCAGATGGCGTTTACAAAATCACGGAAGCGTTTGAAGAAAAGGTCGCTGAGTACACCGGAGCACCGTATTGCGTGGCGGTAGATAACTGCTGTAACGCTTTGTTCTTAGCGCTGACTTATGAACGTGTGGCGGGAACAACGATCAGGTTGCCCGCAAGAACTTATCCAGGCGTTCCTTGCGAAGTGATTCATGCCGGCGCAAAGGTTGACTTTTATCCGGTTGAAGGAAGAACGATTCAGGGCGCGTATCAACTTGCACCGACGCGTGTGTGGGATGCTGCGCTTTCGTTTACCTCCAACATGTATGTCAAAGGCTCGCACATGTGCGTGTCTTTTACCGGGCCTTATAAGCACTTAAAGCTAGGCAAGGGCGGTGCGATTCTTACTGATGACTATGCCGCCATGCTGTGGTTTAAGCGTGCGCGTTTCAGCGGGCGGCGTGAGTGTTCCTATCACGACGATCATTTCGACATGATCGGTTGGAACTTTTACATGATGCCGGACGTGGCAGCGCGTGGCTTATTGCTCATGAATCAATTCTGGCATCGTGATGGTTCGCCAAAAGTCATGGAGGACATTGAGATGAGCTATCCGGATTTGTCCAAGTTTCCAATTTACGCGTTTGGGGGTGATCGATGAATCAAGACTTTGAGTGTCCACGCTGTGGGCATTGCTGCCAATTACTGGAGCAAGAGCAAGTGCCGGTAGCGTGGATGCACACAACCGGAACTGGGCATGTGTACTTTCGCAAAAAGCCACAGGACAAAGTGTTTAGCCCGCAACCTGTGTACACGATACCGCCAAAGCGTGAATGGGTTGGTCTGACGGATGAGGAAATAAACAGCGTTCGTTATAGCCGAGATTGGACTGCGGATTGGACTGATACGACTTTTGCAAGAGCCATTGAAGCCAAGCTGCGGGAGAAGAATCATGGATAGAGAAGCTATGCAGATGGCGCTAGAGGCTTTGGTGGAAATCAACAAGTTGAGTATTGGTGAAAACGCCATCTGCCTGCCAGCGGAGATCGATGGTGCAATGGACGCCCTGCGCCAAGCACTGGAGACAAAGCGTGAATGGGTTGGGCTGACGGCAGATGAAATCTGGAAATGCAACAAAGCGAGTGGCAGTGCTGTGGAGTTTCACATTTGCTATGCACATCAGAACGTGTTGGATTTTGCGGAAGCTATCGAAGCCAAGCTGCGGGAGAAGAACAAGTGGTAAATATCGTAACAGGACTACGACTTAAAGAATCAAGTTAAAGGGGCGCAATCAATGAGCGGCGATCACAATATGTATCAAAAGGCAAAACGCAAAAACCAGTACGTTATCTTTGGTTCAGGAGGGCTTGCCAAGGAATTGATTGGCTACATCGAGGAAGAAGGAACGCACGAGATTGTGTGCGTGGTTTCAACGCAACCGTTTAACAATAAGCGCTATGCCGCCAAGTATCCCGTGGTGGAGAGCATCCGAGAGGGCGCGTTTCCTGGTTCTGAATTCTTGCTTGCTGTGGCGGACCCCGATGCAAAGCAAGCCATTGTTGCTGAGAACGAGGAAAGATGGGGGACGTACATACACAGCACAGCTACGGTATCGCCTTACGCGAAGATTGGCGAGGGTTGCGTTTTAGCGCCACAAGTGATCGTTACAGCGGATGCCTGGATCAACGATTTTGTGTTTATGAATACCAATGCAACGGTTGGGCATGACTCGGTAATTCACGCATGGACAACGATGTTTCCGAATACGGAAGTGTGCGGCGATTGCGTGATCGGCGTGTCTGTGATCATGGGCATTGGGTCTTATGTTTTACCGGGCAAAGAGATTGCTAACCGCGTGAAGATTTCAGCGGGTTCGATTGTCCGCCATCACTACAAAGGTCCGGTGCATGAGGGCGTTGTGCTGCAAGGCAATCCAGCGGCGCCGAGGTGATGAATGAGTTGGCTCTTTTCGCAGGCGCTGGTGGCGGCATACTCGGAGGGCATCTCCTTGGATGGAGAACCGTCTGCGCCGTTGAGTGGGAACCCTACGCCGCAAGCGTACTTGCCGCCAGACAAAATGATGGGATTCTCGCGCCTTTCCCGATTTGGGATGACGTTCAGACTTTTGACGGAAGACTGTGGCGGGGCATTGTTGATGTCGTATCTGGAGGGTTTCCCTGCCAGGACATCAGTGCAGCAGGAAAAGGTGCAGGAATCGACGGAGAGCGATCGGGCATGTGGCGGGAAATGGCAAGGATCATTCGCGAAGTACGACCCAGATACGCATTCATTGAGAACTCACCAATGCTCACTTCTCGAGGACTCGACCGAGTCCTGTCAGACCTTGCCAGCATGGGGTTTGATGCGCGATGGGGAGTGTTGGGAGCAGCCGACGTTGGCGCTCCGCATCAGAGGGACAGAATATGGATTGTGGCCCACGCCCGTGAGCTCAGAAACAAGCATGAGGAACACAAAATACAAACAAGGAGGTACGCCGCTCAGTTATGCAGTCCAGTATTGGCCGACTCCGCTAGCCTCGGACGGAACCAAGAATGGAAGTGATTCTCTAGCGAGAGCGGTGCAACCGGAGCTTCAGAAAACGTTTCGCAAGAATGCAAAGCAAACCTGGACAACACCGACTGCACATATGGCAAAAGAAGGGGGGTTTCCTTCAGAACATGAAAGGAACACTCCGACGCTATCTGCACAGGCTGGTGGAAAGTTAAATCCTAATTGGGTAGAATGGTTGATGAATTGGCCTATCAAATGGAGTGACATCAATGAATTTAACCCAAAAGAATTTGAACGGTGGAAGAAAAAAAGCTCAGCGTCTTTACAAGAATCTGGTTTGCTGCGAACGATGTGGTGGGACAGAGACCCTTCACAGGCACCATTTAGACCACAACACGATGAACAACAATCGCGACAACATAGCGATTCTTTGTCAGAAATGTCATGGATCGATCCACGCAAGCGAGAGATGGAAAGATCACACCAAGGACAAAATGTGCCTGTATTGCGGCAAAACATTCACATACAAACGACCGAGGGAAAAGACTTGCAGCAGGGAATGTGGCAACAAATTGGCATGGATGAAGCGCAGATTGTCCCAAGAGTTGCAAAAAACATAACCGCTCGAGTGGACAGACTTAAAGCCATTGGAAACGGACAAGTTCCAGCAGTGGCTGCAACAGCATTCAGGCTGTTAAGTGAAAACATAAGAGGAAGTCAGTGAACGCAGAACTATTAGCCGCAGCGCTTGGTAACGCCAAGCGTTATAAGAGGGGGTGGCTTGCGTCTTGCCCTGTACCTGGGCATGGCAACGGCAAGGGTGATCGGCATCCATCGCTTGCGATTACGCAACTCGGTGAGAAGTTTCTATTCAAGTGCTTTGGCGGGTGCGATCAAGAGGATGTGTTTGCCGCCATCAAACCGCACTTGCCTAATTCGTTGAACTGGAACCGCCCGCTGGTTGCGCGTGATCCTTTATCGGGTATCAGGCCGATTGTGCCGCCAACGATGAAAGAAGTGATGGCGTGGGATTACATCGATGAAAACGGTGAAGTCACAGCGCAAAAGGTTAGGTATGACGTTGAAGGTGGTGGCAAGACATACCGCCAATATCACCTTATCAATGGCGAGCGGGTGCCGACGATCCGTAACTGGACGCCGATCCCGTACAACTTGCCGGCCATGATCGCCAAGCCAAACGACCCTGTGTTTATCTGCGAAGGCGAAAAAGCTGCTGAGTTCCTGGCAGGGTTTTATGGCGTCGTAGCCATATCAGCGCACCAAGGGTCAAGCGATTGGCCGGCAGCGATCACGCCATGGTTTCATGGTCGATTGGTGGTGGTGCTGCCGGATAACGACATACCAGGATGGAAGTACGCCAAACGTGTCGTAAGGGCGCTGCTAGGGACCGCGCAAGCCATTAAGGTCGTGGATCTGGCGGATGATCAGTCAGCCATTGGCGATGATGCTGTGGAGTACATCGAAGGCCACACGTTTGAGCAATTCAAAGCCACGGTTGCGCTGGCAAGTGTGGTTGAGGATTACGAAGACCTTGAGCCGCCACAACGACTAACAGGGAACGAGGAAGCGGAGAGCGAACCGGAATCGGTTGCGCCGGAACCTGAACCGTTCCCGGAGGTATTAGAAGCGCAAGCGCAGCAGCGCTACAAGGTTGAGATGTGGCGTGACGCGAAGGATGAGCCGGTTAAGTGGTTGGTGGATAGGATTGTGCCGGAGAAGGGATTCATGGCGCTTTATGGGCCACCAGGAACCTTCAAATCGTTTATCGCGCTGCACTTAGCCGCCATGATCGCCAGTGGGGATTCGTGGCTGGCGCACGAAGTGCCGAATGCCGGTGAAGTCTTATACATTGCGGGTGAAGGCCATGGCGGTATCGGTACAAGGATTTCTGGTTTACGCCACGCGTATGAACTCAAGGACATACCCGTTGGCGTGATCAGGTCGCAAGTGAATCTACGATCATCAGATCAGGATTTTGCTGACCTGATAGCCGCCATACGAGCGTCCGAAATCCAGCGTCCGAAATTGATCATCATTGATACCTTAGCCCGCGCCTTTGGCGGCGGCAACGAGAACGCGTCCGAGGACATGGGCAGTTTCATTAGCAATTGTGGACGCCTGCAAGAGGCCACGGGCGCAGCGCTCTTGGTTGTCCACCATAGTGGCAAGGATGCCTCATTAGGTCTACGCGGTCACTCCAGTTTTTTAGGTGCTGTGGATACGCAGATTGAGATTACCCGCCATACCGATCAAATGTCGGGCACGCTCAAAGTGACGAAGCAAAAGGATGGCAAGGACGGTGTGGAGATTCATTTCTCCATGGAAACGGTGAACTTTGATCAGCAGGAAACGAACGAAACGCACGAAACGCCAGCCGCCAAGCTAAACCTGGGGTTTGAGGATGACTCGGCCAATACGCTTGTAGTCAAACCATTCGAGGGTGAATTACCCGATGGCGTTGGCTTTAGACCGCCACAAAACGCAAAGCCAAACGCAGGACGCGGTAAGCATCAGTCGATGGGTAGGGAAGCGTTACGCCATATCGTGAAGACGGAAGGGCAATACCAGATCGTTCAAGGTGAACGCCATCGCGTTGTGACGTTAGAGCGTTGGCGTGATGAGGTGTACGCCAGGCTAGGAAACGATGTGGAGGATAGTGATCGGAGGAAGCGTTGGAAGGAAGTGAAGGACAAGTTAGTTGAGCTTGAGTTTGCCGCCATAAGAAACGATTTGGTGTGGATCAAGCCGATTAATCAGGAAGGATTTTGATGTTAAGCGTCCGAATGTCCGAAAGTGATGTTTTGGCGTCCGAATTAGGGTGTCCTAAAGTTGATGTTTTGTCCTTTAAGCGTCCGAAAACGCGTACGAAGTTGTCCGAAAGCGTTGTAGAACAAGAAGTGAACGCGTCCGAAATGTGTGTGTGTCTGAAAGACACACATTCGGACGCTTCAATGTTTCGGACGCTTGATGTTTGATGTGTGATTTGTAGAGAAAGGATTTGGGTTATGGCGGCAAAAGATAAGCGCGGGAAGGTTAGAGATGGTTTGTATGGCGGATCAGAGGATCGGTTAAAGAATCCTTTTGAAGAGGATGACCAGATCGTGTTGGCGATGAATAGTGTGGCGGTCAGTGTGATGAAGAGGAAGCGTGAGGCGGATAAGGTTTGGGGTTTGGATCGTTTGGCGGAACTCGTGAGCGAGGAAACGCGGTTAAGGTTTTGGAAGCAGCTATGGCGGTGTAGGGATGCGCGGAAAGCGAGAGACGTTGAGGCGTATAGGTTGGCTTGTGGCGGGATGATGCGGGCGTTTGACGTGTTAGAGGCAGAAGCTAAAGCGATGAACGCTCAACCGTTGGCGGTAAGCGTTATGGAGGGTCAACGGGATGACGGGAGCGTGTTTGCGATTTGCGCTGATCCGGCAACTGTCCACGCCTACGCGGCAATGAGACCTGAGTGCGACTGCTGGACGATGGACGAGGTGGCGGTTATCTTGCAGCAGGAATTTTTCACGCAGGCGGTAAGCATCAAACGGGCAATGCCTGGCGCTGAGGTGTTGACGCTCATGGCGGAAGAAGATATTGGTCCGGTGTACAAGGGAAGTAGTGAGCAGGCTTACGCGTTGAGCAAAAGCGCGTTAGAGGCGATGGAACAAGCGAAAGGTAAGTGAGTGAACATGGAAGCAGAAAATCGAACTGAGGGCGATCTGACGCGTTTGAGCGGTACTGGTGAGGCGGAAAGCGAAGAAGGCGCGGTGCGCGAAGCGCGTGGCGCGGGATTGAGCAACGCGAAGCGTAGAGAGTTAAGGTCGATCGTGAATCGTGCGGTGCATAAGTTTCCAGGCGGCGAAGAGGGACTGTTTGAACAGATTGGGAGCGGCGTGAAAGTGTCCGAGTTAATAGGCGCTCTTGGCGTAAGCGAGGGCGCTTTTTATTCGTGGGCGGAAACGACTCCAGAGCGCAGCGAAGAATTTACGCGTGCACGCGCGAGGGCGGCACACGTTTTGGCGGAGCAAGGGCTGGCGATTGTCGATGGCGCTGACGCGGTTACGGCGAACCTGGCGAACGTCAGAGCGCGTTACCGGCAATGGCTCGCTGGCAAGTGGAACCAGCAAGCCTATGGAGAGAACAAGACGCAGGTGAACGTTCAGGTGAACATCACTGACGCGCATCTGATGGCGAATCGATACCGCGAAACCGTCAACGCCGTAAACGTCGATGACAACACTATTGATGTTGCGCCGCACAACGGGTAAATCGTTGCGCTGACGCAACGCGTGTCGCGTTTCCGCCACGTCGCGTTCGCGCAACACCCCCCCCGGTAGCATTTCGAGGGGGCGGCGTAGGCGCGCCACTCCACACGCGCCCACTCATGCTTCGCATAACGGGCATCGCGTGCCTTGCCTCGCATAACGCGCCATGCCTAGCTACCCCCCCCATTACCGCTTATCCGTTCGTCGGCTACCCAAAAAATTTTTGCGTAAACGTCCCCCATGACTGTAAACGCGGTGTACATTTACACCACTGACACAAACACAGGAAACGAGATGAAGTCCACAACAGCAACATTGATCATTGGCGGCGCAATGTTCGGCGCTTTGTACGCAACGATGATTTGGATGGCGTTATGAACTACGGTTATTTGCGCGTATCGACTGACGAGCAAGCCAATGGCACAAGCCTTGACACGCAACGCAGGGAAGTGACCGGCAACGCGTTAACGCATGGCTTGACGGTTGATCGGTTTATTGAGGATGCTGGCGTTTCGGGGCATTTGAATTTTCTTGATCGATTGGCGGCAAACGGTGTGACGCCACAACCTGGTGATGTGATCATTGTGGCGAAACTGGATCGGTTTAGCCGCAACTCGATGGATACGCTGAACACCGTTCACGCGTTCAAGGAGCGCGGCATTCGATTGATCATCAATGGGCATGGCGATGTAACGGATGAGAAGAACATTTATGGGCAGTTGATGCTTGAGATCATGGCGGCATTTGCGACGCACGAAAGGCGAGTGATTAAGGATCGCCAGCGCGTAGGCCAGGCGGCAAAGCGTCAGGCCGGCGGGCACGTTGGGGGATTGCCGCCTTTTGGGTTTCGCGTTGTAGGTGCTGGCAAGGCAGCGACCCTTGAGCCTGTTGCCGAGCAGCAAGCCGCCATTGCAACGATTAAGGCTTTGAAGGGAGCCATGTCGCTGCGTCAGATTGCCGGTGAAGTGATGAAATTGCATGGCGTGACGATTACGCACGCTGGCGTTGCAAAGGTGCTTGGACGTGAATGAAGAGTTAAAGAATCATGAGTTGGTGAAGTTGTTTGCGCGTGCCTTGGACCGGTACGCGAACAACGCACCGTTGTTTGTGCGTGAAGTGATTGGCGTTGAGCCTGATATTTGGCAGATTGAGTTTTTGCAAGCTATTTCGGATGGCGAGCGAAAGATCAGCGTAAGGTCAGGTCACGGTGTGGGTAAATCGACTGCTGCGTCCTGGGCGATGATTTGGTTTGTGCTTTGCCGTTATCCGGTGAAAGTGGTGGTGACTGCGCCAACGACAAGCCAGTTGTATGACGCACTGTTTGCTGAGTTGAAGCGTTGGGTTAAGGAATTGCCTGATGTGTGGCGGCAGTTGCTTGATCCGAAAACGGATCGGATTGAGTTGAAGTCATCGCCCACGGAAGCGTTTATCTCCGCCCGTACGTCGCGTGCCGAGCAACCTGAAGCATTGCAAGGGGTGCATTCGGACCATGTGATGCTTGTGGCGGATGAGGCATCGGGTATCCCTGAGTCCGTGTTCGAGGCGGCGGCGGGTTCCATGTCAGGGCATAACGCTGTGACGATTTTGTTGGGTAACCCAACGAAGTCCAGCGGGTTTTTCTTTGACACGCATAACCGATTAAAGGATGAGTGGTGGACACGTCGCGTGTCCTGCTATGACTCTAAAAGGGTAAGCGACGCCTATATCAAGGATATGGCGTCAAGGTATGGCGAAGAATCCAACGCTTTCCGTGTTCGCGTGTTGGGTGAGTTTCCGCGTACCGATGACGATACATTGATTGGCGTTGAGCTGGTGGACAGCGCTTTTCACCGTGACGTTGAAACGACGGACACGCAAACGGTGTGGGGTTTGGATGTGGCGCGATTTGGAACGGACGCCACGGCGTTGGCAAAGCGTAAAGGTAATGCGGTGACTGAGATACGCAAGTGGCGTGGGTTGGATTTGATGCAGACCACGGGCGCGGTGGTCGCCGAGTACGAGGCCATGAAGCCAGAAGACAGGCCCGTTGAAATCCTTGTCGATTCGATTGGCTTGGGGGCCGGCGTTGTGGACCGCTTGCGCGAATTGAATCTGCCTGCGCGTGGAATCAACGTGGCTGAGTCTCCGGCCATGGGAACGATTTATGTGAACTTGCGTGCTGAGTTATGGGGAAAGATGAAGGCGTGGTTGGAAAAGCGCGATTGCAAGATTCCTAAAGATGAGTCGCTTTTGGCGGAACTTGTCTCACCGCGTTATTCGTTTAATAGCAACGGGAAGATGAAGCTAGAGAGCAAGGACGAGATGCGAAAACGCGGGATTGGATCACCTGACATGGCTGATGCTTTGGCGTTGACCTTTGCCAGCGATGCAGGAACGGCGTTGTACGGTAAGGCTTACAACTCGCAGTGGGGTAAGCCGATTAAGCGGAACTTAAGAGCGGTTGTTTAATTGAGAGGGGTAGAAATGGCAAAACGAAAAATGCGTAGATCAGAAAGCAAGAAGATGATTTTTGATTACTTAAAGGGATTGAAGAACCCTGTGAATGCTTGGCATTTGGCGGCAAAGTTTGATATGACCACCAAAAGGATTGATCAACTCATGTCCGAGTTGGCGGGAGATGATCTTATTGTGAAGTCCAAGGGGATAAAAGACGTTGAGATACCTTGGAAGAAAGTGATGGTGAACTACTTCGAGGTTAAAGAGCAGTACAAGACCTTTAAGCCGCGTAAGCCTAAAGCACCAGTACTGTGGCATAACCCATTTGGGATAAGGGCGGCGTGAGAGACTACCTCGCCGGCCAGGCTACCTGGCGCACGCCCGAAGATGACCCGCCGCCACTAGGCGTGAAGATGTTATTGCTTAATCCTGGCGGCGTGTGCGTCATTGGCACATGGTCTGAGTGGGCGGTTGCCTGGGCGCCACTGCCAAGGGTGCCTCAACACATTAAGGAGGTATTGACGTGAAAGATTTGACCATTGGCGATGTGATGGGCATCGCCAGAAGAACGGGGTTTGATCAGCACGCAGAGAATCTTTTTATCTTTGCGGCGCAGATTGAGTTTGTTGCAGGCGAAGCACGCTTAAACCATTGCATTGAGTTGCTGGAGAAAAACGGCTATGACGATGCGGCGGAACTATTGAAAGGACAGGGATGAACCTGAACGATATGGCGAGAAAAGCCTGGGTCAATGGATTGCTTGAGAACTTTCCACGAGGTGAGTACGAGAAATTGCAGTGGGAAGTGCTTGAAGAAATGGTGATGGAATTGGAGCGCAGAACGCGTGAACTGGTACAACTTGCCGAGCTTGAGCGTAAGCGTTGGGGGAAGTCATGAGGCCTGTAACCATTCTTGTTCCAGCTTATAAGCCTGAGCACCTATACACCACATTAGCCTCAATTGACGCGCAAACTTATCCGCGCATCAAAGTCATCATTGGCAATCACAGTCCTGATGAGAATGACCACCACATGATCAACGATATGGCGCAACGCTATGACTTTGAAGTCATTGACACGCACCTTATCTGTCCTGGCGATCAAGTGGCGCATTACGCTTATCTCCGG